TCTTTTTTTGCGATACTCAGCATACTTTTGACGATCTTCCGCCTTGCTCATATCTAAGTCCTGAATGTTAAATGGTTTTACAGTTTTACCTTCAATGCTAGACTGGCTTCCTGTTCCAGACAGAGACCCTTTACGGAAATGTGGGTTAGCATCTAAAAACTCTTTTACGTAATCTTCAATCGTAAGTAGTTCGCCTTTTGGGTTATATCTGATATTATTATTATTATCAAGTATTTCTATTCTACCATCATCATTATAATTTACTTTGTTTTTAATCAAAGAAACTACTTGATCTGGTGCGACTGCATTATTTTTAGAAGCTAAAGATAATATTGAGTTATCAACATTAATAGTTTTAACTTTACCTTTCCAATCAGCTAGTTCTTTATCTTTTTCAGCTATTCTAGCTTTCATAAGATTTTCTAAATCTGCCTTAGTCTTAGCTTCTTGGATTTGTTTTTCTTTTGCTAAATCTTCTTCTTTCTTCTTGATTTCAGCAATCTCTCTTTGTTGTTTTGCTCTATCTGCCGCTAATCTTTGTTGAACAACTCTGTCCATATCTGCCTGAGTAAACTTAGGCTCTTCTTTGATTTCGTCAGTTTTAGTTTCTTTTACTTCAGCTTCCTGAACGTCATTTTGCGGTTGACTAACCTTTTGCTCTTCTGACATTTTCACTCCTTATATTTTTATGTTTCCATTGGTGTCAAACCAATCTTTATTTACGAAACTCCATTGATGTCTGCAATTATAACCACCACGAACTATAAAAGGGTCTCCAGCTTTTTTGCCTTGCCACGTTCTTCTTCGCCATAGTTTCTTTACTTCATCAACTGTAAATAATCCTCCTTTTCTTATATCAAGTTTTCCTTGTCTTACAAGCCTACAGAAAGGCCTTGTTGTTGGTATCACATTACCAAAATAAATAACGTAGTTTAAACCAGCTTCTTGAGCCTTAGATAAATTTAAAGTTGCATCAAATTCTCTTAATGAATCGTTAAGTATTTGGCCAGCAAATCTTTTCATATTCTCTCCTGATCTATCTCTTGCAAATTTAGATTGTAATGTTTGGATATTTTTATTTAGTTTATCTTTTAAAGTTCTTCCAGCCGCAGTTCTTCTATCTATTTTTCTAATTCTTATTTCATCTTTTTTAATTGTTGAAACTAACTTATTAACATCTTCATCTTTAGCAGAGGCATATATACCATTTATTGTACGTCTTAAATCATCTTCTAATTCTATAGGGTCGCTTCCTGTTAATGTATATTGATAAACTTTTTCTGATATACGTCTAGTAAATGTATTACTTACATCTTTAAATTGTGTGAAAGATTGTCTTTTCAAATTTTGTATTAATGAAATATTAGCTTCAGTAAGTTGTTGAAACTCTGCTGGAATATTACCTATCTCTCTAAAAGCTCTTTCTATTCTTTTTGCTTGTTTTGTAAAACCTTCTCTAACAACTGTATCAGACCATCTTAAATATTCTCTTTCTAATATTTCTCTTATCTTTGGTTGTACTGTTATTGCGGCCTTAAGATTGAATAATTTCAAATCGTCTGTTTTAGGTAAATCTTTATTGACTAATGAAACTACTTCTTTTTCTATTTTGTCTAATGTTGCAATAAGTGTTTCGTAATATTTAGCTTCTGCAACTTCTATTGATCTTATTCTGTAATCTGTAAAATCTTGAACTATATTAGACATTATCCATTATACTTGCTCTTCCTCAACATCTTCATCTGGTTGTTGATCTTCGTCTTGTGTAAATTGGCCTAACTCTTTTTGTGTGTCAATCTCATCAAAAATTGTATTTAGTTTTTCATCATCGTCTACGACTGCTCTTGCAATTTCTTTATCTATTTCTTTTTGTAAAGTAGGAGATTCTATATTAATTGCTTTTGCCTGTTGGAAATATGCTAAGTCAGTTGCATAATCTCTTATGTTGAAACTATCTGGATAATTTATCTCGCCATCAAAAGTTGAATTTTGAAACAAAGCGTATAGTCTAAATATTTGTTCTTCAGCTATTTGTAGATTATCTGCCTTTTCTGAAAGTCTTGCATTTAATAATTCAAATTCAGTTTGTAAAGCTATTCCTGATGAAACTGCTTGTCTTGTTGTTCTTACTGCTCCTGTGTGTGCTATCCTGTTTATCGCTTCTACTTTATGATTAATAGATTCCATAAGTCCTGATAAATTTTGTCCTGAAGGTTGTAGTAAATATGGTTTAAGGTTTGAGTCCATATCATCTGGTATTTCAATAACTGCACCAGCACCAGCACTAGCATTTACTGAAGGTGTTTTTACTAATGAAGGGTGGTTTGTTAATCTAATTAATTGTTCTATTTCTGAAAGCTCGTTATAGATTGCCTTTTGAAGGTCTGCAATATCTGCCAAATCGGAAACTCCTTGACCTCTCATATGGCTTTTGGAATTATATAAAATAACTGCTGGTATTTTTCCGATCTGGTTATCGGCAGTATCCACTACTGTTGGGTCTGCTCTATCGTCTTTTGCATAAATAGTTTCTATACGATCAGGAAACCACAACCTAAAATAAGTACCACCATCTTTGTCTACTTCTTCTCTTACTTTAAGATAGTCTAAATAATACTTACCATTTATTTCTCTTTTGAAATTCCAGTCTAAGACATTTTCAGGAGTAACAATAGACATATAAGGTCTTATATCTTGATCTAGCTCTTCTGCTCTTGTGTTTGTTGTTACTTTTGGTTTATCTAAAATTAAAAAACAATGACCATATATTGATGCATAGTTTTGAGCCTGTTTCATTACAGAATTAAAATTGTTACCTTCTAAGTCTGCGTCTCTTAAGAATGATTCTAAACTAGGCTCGTCAGCCATAGAACCAAAATCTCTACTTGCTTTTACTCTAAATAAAAAAGATGAATATATTTGAATAATGTTTTTACAATGATTATCACAAGGCGTGTTACCAAGTCTTTGATTATATTCATTGTCAAGTTCTAAATTATATCTATTTAAAAATTGTCCTATTGTGTAATCGTAACCACCATTAAAAGACCTAATAAAATATTCCCATAAGTTTACTCTTGTTTGGTAATCTTTGTGTGTGTTGAATGCTTCGTCTCTAGAGTATGCCATATTATTTATGTGTCCATCTTATTGGTTTGAAAGGTCTTGATTGTGCTATTAAAGGTTTCACTATTTCTGTGAGATACCCAATGCTATCGTTCATATGATCAAATCCTTCTTCCTTATCAGGAATATTTGTATTTTCCTTGTATACTTGTCTTTGTAACCCACGAACAATAATTTTGCAAGTTGGATTAACATATATATATCTTTTTCCGTCTGCTGATTTAAGTCTTGAATTAACGGCATTGATTCTATCTCTTATTGGACTATGCTTAGTCTTGCATTTAACAGTAAACCCAGCGTTTTGTAATATAGTTAAATCTGTTTTACCACCAGCAGATGTTTTACGTTGTCTACAAGCTGGATCTGGATATACAAAAATTTTTTGTCTTGAACCATATCTATCTCTTATCTCTTGTACCATTTCATCAGTATTACTAGAATAAATAACAATTTCATCAATAAAATGTATTACATCTTTATGAATCTGTGAAACACTAGCACTCATTGGGTCTACATTAAAGTCTAATCCTATGTGTAGTGGTTTAGAAATATCAAGGTTTCTATGTTTGACATTTTCTATCGGATGAAAATTATAATAGACTGCTCCAGCATAGTTCTCGAATGTACCTTCGAACTCTTGTCTGAATGTTCTTATATCTACATCTTGCTTAGCTTGTTCTAATTCTTCTTTAGAAACCATACCACCTTGTAATGTTGTGAACTGAAAACTATCCCATTCTCTATCTTCGCCTTGTCCTTTAAGATACATTCTGTAAGACCAATTACCATAACCTTTAGGAGAACCACACATCAAGACATCTCCTCTAGTATCAGCAACAGAAGCTCTAAGTACTTCTGTCCACGCTTTTTCATCTATGTCAGCGAACTCGTCAAGTATAAGAAAGTCAATACCAACTCCCCGTAGTGCATCATAATTTTCACACCCTTTTAATGATATTTTACTGCCTGTTTTTTTTATTGTTATTTGAAGATTAGATTCATTAATACTTTCAATCCAATTAAACTCGTGTAACATTTCTTTCAGTTTAGACCAGACTATCTCTCTAGCCATTTTAAATGTTGGAGCTACATACCATATTGTTTTTTTTATCTTGGTTGCATATTTCATCATTTCAGTAATACACAAATATGTTTTACCAAATCTACGTCCTGAAACTAAAACACGAAACCTTTTATCCGATGTTGATATGTGATGTTGGGGTTTTGTTAGAGTGATCTTCATTACATTCGAATTTAATATATATATTAAACTTATTAACGTCTTCTCTTCCTAATTCAATTAGTTTGTCGTGAGACTTAGAATATCCGTCTAACATACAACTATAAGCATCTACATAAGATTGTTCAAATCTAAAAGGAGGCATACAAGTTGTTTTGCCCTCTATATAGGCACACATAACAACAGTTAATAGATAGCTCATTTTTTTTTCCTGTGAGCATAATATTTTCTATGTGTTTGTACTCTCCAAGTCCAATGAAAAATACTTCTAGCGATATTACCAATCTTTTCAATAATCCAATCAATCATATTTAACTCTAATGTCATAATTACGGATATAGTAACATATCCTTAGCTTCCTTTTTTAAATCTTCTATAACTTTATCTTTTGAAGTCAACTCAATCTCTTTCAAATTTATTATTGCTTTTAAAGTATCTACTTCTTTTTCTAAAATTTTTATCTTCATATCTAAATCATTATTCCCTTTATGTTTAGCTTCATTTTCGAAAGTTTTATCTTCTGCCAATAACTTTATTGCATCTACTTTGTTCATTCTAATATAAGAGCCTTTATAGACTTTTCTCCTAAATAAATTTCTGTTTCTGCTTTACCTCTATAACATTTATATGTAACAGATTCACTAAAAACTCTTTCTGCTTCACGTTTACCACGTAAGCAATCTGCCATATTATCTTGTATTCTATGCTCCTTAATTTCTCCGTTAATAAACATAAGGAGAGCTACCACAGACTCAATCATACTATCTTACCTTTGTTTTTGCCTTCTTTAATTTTATATCTACTAGAACCATTTGCATTTATCTTTACTTCTTTTTTTAATAATTTACCTAATATCTTTTCTTTGTTTTCATTATTTATCTTACTAATATAATCTAAAACTTTTTTAGTTACTCTTCCCGTTGCCATTATACTTAAACTCTCTGTTTGCGTCTTTTAATTTTTCTATGTCTTCTAAAACTTTGTCCATTTGTTTTCTAAGAAACTCAATGTTCACTTTGTTTAAAGCCATAGATTCAATATGTGCATTTAATTTATCTGTTGTCTTATAAAGATCCTCTATCATCATAAATTGCTCAGAATCTGCAGGCAATGAACCTAGTTGTCCTCTTGGCCATTTAATTCTAAACTCTGTATTTTCTACTAAATCTTGCTCCATTAATTGAAGTCTAGTATCAGCTATGTTCAGCCTCTCAACAATCTGAAAGTAACCCATAGTTCCCAAAGCAACTATAACAATTAAACTTGCAACTGTTTTCATTGGCATTTGTACTTTAGCTTCATCTGAAATCTTTAAACTCATCGCCAACTCCTAATCGACCAGTAAGCTGGAGAAAGCGATTTTTGGCCGCGTACTTTTCTAAGAACTCCACCCATACGTGCTAAAAATGATCTACGTCTAGCTGGTATGTGTTTCTTGATACTCATTTCTTTACTGCCAAAATTGATTTTTTTTATATTACCTGTTCTTCTATCTCTTACGAAAACTTTGAACTTTTTAACATCGCCTCTAGTAGGTTTGTTAAGTTTTACAGTTCTTCCACGATATTTAGCCATATAAAGCTAATAACATAATTTATTCACAAATGAAACCTTGAAAAGTACCACGACCATCTTTCAATATCCAAGCATTCTTTTCATCGCTATATGTTGCTATATTCTCTCTATGGTCAGCTCCATAATCCATACAATCATAAACGTCCATTGGTCTAGTAAATTCTAGTTTCTCTTTAACAACCTCTCCTTCGAATGTTAATAACAATAAAACTAAATATTTACACATTATCTTTTAAAATGTCTTTGACGCCATTGATTACAAACATAGGTATCTCTTACACCTTTTGTACGATACACACCACAAAAGCCGTGCTTGTTAGAATATAATCCACAGTTACCACAACTACCTCTGCCCATAGAAGGTCTGAAATCATCTGGCATCTGATAAGGTATGAACTCTCCATTAGGATAGAAACTTGATCGTTTGTTCATTTACCTTGACCTTTGTAAAATTTGAATTGACGTCGCTTGTGCTTGTTCATTTTTGCTAAACTAGGTTTGCGTCCAATACTCGTTTTGTGAAAAGTAGGCTCGTAAGATATTACTTTGCCGTAAATGTTACCTTTTTTCTTTGACATCTTTAGCTTCTATAATTAATGGCAATGGTTCATTATAGTTTGTCTGTTCAATTTTTTCTTTCTGATCTAAATGTTGTTTACCTAACCATATTTGCATAACTACATTACCGCCTAGTGCTTTTTCAAACTGCGCTCTTCTTAAACTAATTTTGCCCATCTCACGACCCTTTTTTATAAGGTGGACATAATTACGTTGTAGAGTCTTTGTAGAAACATTACAAAATTCTGCAATTTCATCAAAAGTGCAGTATAATTGTGCTA